ATTTGATCTGGTTGCCGACTTCAGCAACACAAGGAGCGTCACCAAGAACGGGGAATGGGACCTAATGGTCATCTATCCAAACGATGAAAGATTCTACTGGGTAGAAGGCGCAACTATTTTTGACCCTGGCTACACAGAAGCCAGTTGACTTTTTTACGGAATACTGTAAATAGGCTCTCAGTCAACTGCTGCCATCATGGCGGATCAGGCTATTATTCAACTCGTTGAAAATGAAGCTCAAGTAATTGAGACTAATTCTCAGCAAGTAATTATTAATGTAACTGAAGAAACCGAAATTCAAGTTATTGAACTTGAAATTGAGCCTGTTGTAGAGTTCATTGAGGTTGGTGTAGTTGGGCCTCAAGGGCCGACTGGGCCTCAGGGGCCAATCGGACCACCGGGCGCGACGGCTACATTGCTGAGCGAGCTAGATGATGTCGATGCGACTAGTCGCGTCGATGGTAGCGTCTTTTACTTTGATGCTGCTCGAAACATGTTCGTCGCTGACAACATCGAAACCAAGATTACTCTCACTGACGGAGGCAACTTCTAACCATGGCAAACACTGTACGGATCAAGCGCAGGACAGTTGGGGCCTCCGGCTCTCCATCTAGCCTCGCGAACGCTGAGCTTGCGTACAACGAAGTTGATGATATCCTTTACTATGGTAAGGGAACTGGTGGAGCTGGCGGCACTGCAACCACCATCCCTGCAATCGGTGGCCCTGGCGCATATACAACGCTTGCTACGGCTCAGACCGTTAGCGGCAACAAAACATTCACTGGCTCCGTTGATCTCACTGGCAGCACTGCGACGGCAGCCACTCCGCTCACCGCTGACAGCAGCACCAAGATTGCAACCACCGCTTTTGTCAAAGCGCAGAGCTATCTGACCGGCAACCAGAACATCAGCTTTACTGGCGATGCCTCTGGTTCTGGTACGACTTCTGTTACGTTAACGCTGGCCAGCGTTGGCACTTCTGGCACTTATACCAAGGTTACGACCGACGCCAAAGGGCGTGTAACCAGTGGGACCACATTGTCGGCGAGCGACATTCCATCACTGACCGCTAGTAAGATTAGCGATTTTGATACGCAGGTCCGTACCAACCGCCTGGATCAACTGGCGGTTCCAACTGCCCCTGTTTCATTTAATAGCCAGCGAATTACCGATGTTGCCACTCCGGTCCTTTCGACCGATGCCGTAAACAAGGGTTACGCTGACTCTATTTCCCAGAGCCTAAACCTTCACGGCTCTGTTAATTATGCAACAACTGGCTCCGTAGCATACACCTACACCTCTGGTGGTACGGCGCTAACGATTACCACGATTACTGGCACCGATACAATTACTTTCGGCGCCAATCACGGCCTGAATCTTAACTCCCAAGTTCGCACTGGCGACACTACGACTGGAACGGGTCTTACTGCCAATACGACCTATTATGTCACTGCGATTCCGGCGACCAACCAGGTCAAGCTGTCTTCTGTCTTCGGTGGCGCCAACGCCACTTTGACGAACGGGACCGGCCTAAGCATCGGCGTCACTGGAGATCCCGGTGTTGGTGCAACTCTTTCTGGTTGCCCAAACACGGTTGACAGCGGTTCCACCTTGACGCTTGGTCAGCGCATCCTGGTTAAGGATCATACGACCGCCGCTTACAACGGTGCGTACTCTGTAACCACTGTCGGCACGGGCGCAAACGGAGTCTGGACGCGGGGGACCGACTTCGATAATGGTCCTACCGGAGAAATCGCTGGTGGCGACTACGTCTTCGTAGCATCAGGCACGGTCAACGGCGGCAATGGTTTCGTCCAGACGATCGCGTCTCCTGTCCGTATGGGCAAGGCTGGCGCTGGCTACACGACATTCACTGGTGATTCGATTAGCTTCACCCAGTTCTCTGGCGCTGGCCAGGTCACGGCAGGGGCTGGTCTGACAAAGACTGGCAATACGCTGGATGCAGTTGGCACATCCAACCGGATTACGGTCAATGCCGATTCAATTGATATTGCTTCTACCTATGTTGGCCAAACGTCGATCACGACGCTTGGCACCATTGGCACTGGCACCTGGAATGGCACGGCGATCAGTCCCACCTATGGAGGCACTGGTGTCAACAATGGTTCCAGCAGCATCACCCTTGATGGCAACCTCACTTTCTCTGGAGCATTCGCTACTACCGTAACTGTTACTGGCACGACTTCGGTTACGCTGCCTACCAGTGGCACGCTGATCAGCAACACCGTTACGACCCTGAGCAGCCTGGTTTCGATTGGAACCATCACGACTGGCACCTGGAATGGAAGTACGATTGGCGTCGCTTACGGTGGAACCGGTGCAACTACGCTTACTGGTATCCTGAAAGGGAATGGCACGAGTGCCTTCACTGCTGCTGTTGATGGCACGGATTATCTGAGCCCCAGCGCAACAATTGACGGCGGCACCTTCTAAGGAGTCACGTTATCTGTCCGCCTATATAGGCATCTTGGGACTGGCAAATGCCAAATGTGATTCGGATTAAGCGATCTGCTGTCGCCAGTAAAGTTCCAGTAACTGGCGACTTGCAATTGGGCGAACTCGCCATCAATACCTTTGATGGTAAGCTATACACCAAAAAGGACAACGGCACTGCCAGTATCGTTGAAATTGGCGCTGGTGGCAGTGGAAGTGGTCTGTCGCATTTTGTTGAATCAGAAAGCACCACATCACCAAACGCCACTATCCCAGTAGATGCATTAACGGCAACTGATGCAAGTTATACAAACATTGATGTAGCGCTTGTTCCGAAGGGCACTGGTGCAATACTTGCTCAAGTTCCAGATAGTACAATCACTGGAGGAAACAAGCGGGGTGCTGGCGCAAATGATTTCCAGAAAACACGCACTGTAGCAACTCAAGTTGCCTCAGGTGTAAATAGTGTGATTTGTGGGGGTGTAGAGAATACAGCGTCAAATCTTAGGGCAATTGTTGGCGGTGGACAGGCTAATCTTGCTAGCGGTTCTGGCAGTGCTATCGTTGGAGGTAACTCAAACACCGCAAGTGCAATTAATGCTTTTGTTGGGGGCGGGAATGGTAATACATCAAGCACTCAATACTCGTCTATTTGCGGCGGAAGCACCAATACCTCTGGAGGCTCGTATTCAGCCATTTCCGGAGGGTTTACCGGGAACGCAACTGGTGACTATTCTTTCATTGGCGGAGGTAGAACCAATACTACTACTGGGCTTTATTCGACGATTAGTGGCGGCAGATCCAATACAGCGGATTCGCCGTATTCTGTTATTTCTGGCGGGAACAATGGGACCACTAGAGGGGTTACTGGGTACCATGCTTTTCCTGCCTGTGAAGCTTCTCTTAGTTTAACCGCTGGAGCTTCTCAAGGCGGCTACTTGATTCTTGCCAGGCAAACGACAAGTGAAACTGCCACCATTCTTGCAAGTGATCCCCTCTCACCTTCAACAACAAATCAAGTCGTACTTCCAAACAATAGCGCTTATTTGTTTTCAGGAGAAATCATTGCAGGAGTTACAGGGGCGGGAAATGCTTCTGCGTGGGAATTCAAAGGGGCAATTAAACGTGGAGCCAATGCCGCGAGTACATCGATTGTTGGATCTGTTGTCTTGAATCGCATTGCATACGATGCAGGCGCTGCCGCTTGGGGCGTAGCAATTACGGCAGACACAACCAATGGTTGCATAAAAGTGGAGGTAACTGGTGCCGCTTCTACAACTATTCGTTGGGTATGCAAAATTCAGACCACTGAAATGACATATTGACGCCTTCTTTTTCATTTCAAAATCAGGAAAGCTATACCGACAAGCCATTCTGGTTCCAATGCCAATCAACACGAATCACCAGACGGAGGATCTGGTAGCAACTGGTGGAAATGGAAACCTGGTTGGATTCGCTATTGGCTCCGGATCCAATGGAGTGTTCCTAGAGAACGGTCAGACAGTTAATGAAAATTATACGATCTCTACAAATAAAAATGCTGTCTCAGCGGGTCCAATCACAATTGCGAGTGGAGTCGTTGTAACTAT